CATCTATAAAAAAAATATTAGAAAAGAACAATCCAATTGATATTGTAGTGGAAGAATTATATGCGAATGGAATTTATGCTGACCAATTGGTACTTTTTTTGAAGGATAATGTAGAATGTAACTTTAATTCATGGACTAAACAATTCAAAAGCGAACGTTTATGTTTATTTTATTTAGTGTGTCTTTTTCGTAATAATAAAGAAATATAAATATTATTCTTTTTTATGGATGACTTTACTTCAAATATACTGAATGACTCTAAAAATGAATGGTCCATTTTATTGATTAATTTGATTACATCTCATATTATTGATGGGTTTCGTTCTATATTCAATGAAGCTATTCAATTATGTCAAACCAACGATGAACCTGATAAATATTTGATGACATATCAAAATTTATTGTCTCGTATTCCAAATTGGAATCAGAATATTATACAAGTTGAAAAAGACCGCATTATTGCAAAGTCAAAGTGTTCCTATTTAGAAGATTTGATTACTTGTGTTCATATAATACAATTGAAGTTACTAAGTTGTGTAAGGGTTGGAAGTGAAAATAAAAAAATAAATATAGACATTCCCGATTTTACTATATTTTTACATAAAATTTATATCAATATTGCTCGAAAATTGTACTCAAACATTTACTTGTTTGAAATAGACATTCCTCCTTTAGAACAACAACGCCGAAATAGAGAATTTGAGTGGTTAGTCCAAACTAGCATTATGAATACCATTCGAGATAATCTTCCAGTGGAAAACCTACTGAGACAATATATCGATGAAACCCAAGAAGTAGATGTCAGTAAGGTAGAAACTGTAGTAGAAAATAAACCACTTCCTGAATCAGAAAAAGAAAAGGTCGAACCTGTGGATGAAATCAAAGTATACAATGAACCTGTGGATGAAATCAAAGTATACAATGAACCTGTGGATGAAATCAAAGTATACAATGAACCTGTGGATGAAATCAAAGTATACAATGAACCTGTGGATGAAATCAAAGTATGTGTTGAACCTGTGGATGAAATCAAAGTATGTGATGAACTTGTTGGTTCGGATATTATCCAAATAGAAGATTCATCTGAAAAACAAAATAGTATTCGTTTTCATCCTGATATAACTAAAGATGACTTAAACATAGGCGAAGAAATTAAAATAAATGTAGAGGATTTAGAAAAAGACAATATTCATTTAGACATAGAAGAATTATAAATCTTTCGTAAAAGAATAATAATTAAAACCTATTATTCTTTTAATGGTACCTTATGAATATATTTATATATCTCTTATTATTTCAGTGATTTTTTTTATATGGAAACAATTTTTATATAGATCAAGTCCAATAAAAAACCAAAACAAATTATTTTTTAAGGAATCGTTTTATTTGTTTCTTATTATTTTAGGAGTATTTATTCTAAAAGATTATTATATGAAAGTACAAGAACAAAAGACACAAATATTTACAGGAGAACCTTCGTTTTAATCAGTTTATCTATATCTAAAAAGTGTTCCAAATTATCTTGTTTATAAGAACGAAACGCGATATGGTCAAATTGTTTTTCAGGAATATGTTGATTCACATTTCTGGCTATCATTTTGTATAATTTGAAATCTGGATATCGTTCGTCGCCATTTTTTTTGTACAATATATTGTTATTATGATCATCATAAACCCATCCGATGATCATATCATAAATCGGAATTTTTCGAAATATATCTTTCAAATCATCTATTATAAAATCAAACATAGAACACGCTAACCGACATAAATCAAAACTATAATTTGGTTCTAATATTGGTTTGCGATCATTATAAAAAGGTTCGCAGTTATATTGTCCGTGAGCAGTTCCATTTGGAGAAAAACTATCACTACAAAGACGAGTGCCTTGATAAGTATAAATAGACCTACCAAAATCAATTAATTTATATAATTTTCCAAACGTAGGTACCTTATAATATTGCCCTTTTATGTTGTAATATAAAAACTCTTCTTCTGTTTCAACATACATGATATTGTTTGTATGTAAATCGTTATGAGTGAACTCAAACACATTTTGATAAACATATAATATAAGCACTATTTGAAATATGGCACTTGTCAATTGTTCGATATTGATATCGTCGGATTCAAATAAACTATCCATTGTATCTACACATTTTTCTAACATAATATGTTGGCAAGGTATTTTATCAATTACTAATATAAGTTTATCCATAATGCTATCATCGTCTGAAGAAGTATTACTAGATTCTTCGTCATTGTCTTGAGATGAATGATCATCGTTAGAAGAACATTCGTCGTCATCTTCCTCCGATGAAATACTTTCTGTGTCACTATTGTCTTCTTGCTCATCAGAACTTTCGTTAGATAGGTCTTTCTCATGTATTAAATCTATTGTTATTTCTTGTAATTGTTCTTCCACTACTTGAATATCATCGTCTAATGTCTCATAATCAACCTCTAAAATTTCATCGCTTAATTCAATGGGTGGTTTCTTTAAATTCGAAAATAAAGAATGAATATCTTGGTCCTTAAATCGAAACGATTTGTTCAAATGTTCATTGAAATAATTTGAATCGCATAAATATTCAAAATCATCCACAATATTGATTTCACAATTTTCTTTTATGCCAATGAAACTATTGTATACATTTATACTATGTTTGAATTGCGACAATCTACTAGATAGCATATAAAAAAAATTATCTACGTAAGCATAATTGTGTATAGAGTGTATATATTCTTCGTATATATTATTACATTTGTTTTCTTTAGAAGGTAATACACATAATTCATATTTTTTATATTTTCCAATCAATAACTTAACATAATCCACTAAAGGAATAGTTTTCATAAAACAATTATAATCTTTATGGTCTATGGTTATAATATGATTATTATAGTCTACTTTATCTTTATAGTCTTCTACTAGAGGATTATAGTTTATTTTAAAATAGTCCAATATAGGATTATAATTTGAGTTTTCCATTATATCTTTATATATACTTTTATCAAGTGTTTTAAACTAATTGCGTCGTTTCACGTATAATCAATTATATTATATTATTATATGACGCTGAATCTTAGAAAGTTTGATATGAAACGTATTACATTTTTAAAAAATGAAAATAAGGGACCAGTGGTGGTGTTAATAGGTCGCCGAGACACTGGCAAAAGTTTTTTAGTTCGGGATTTATTATTTCATCACGTAGATATACCTATTGGTACTGTAATCTCTGGCACAGAAGCCGGTAATGGGTTTTATTCGTGTCATGTGCCTAAATTATTTATTCACGATGAATATAATACAGGTATCATTGAAAACGTTTTGAAAAGACAAAAAGCCGTCATCAAGCAAGTGAACAAGCAAATCGAAACCTACAAAAAAAGTTCGATTGACGCAAGGGCATTTGTTATATTGGATGATTGTTTATTTGACAACGGATGGGCACGCGACAAAATGATGCGTTTATTATTTATGAATGGTAGACACTGGAAGGTCATGCTTATTATTACAATGCAATATCCGTTAGGTATACCACCAACACTAAGAACAAATATTGATTATGTATTCATATTGAGAGAACCTTACATCGCTAATCGAAAACGTATTTATGAAAATTATGCAGGTATGTTTCCTACATTTGAATCCTTTTGTCAAGTCATGGATCAATGTACTGAAAATTATGAATGTTTGGTTATAGACAATAATGTAAAATCAAATCAATTACAAGAACAAATCTTTTGGTACCGAGCCGAAAATCACAAGGATTTTAAATTAGGATCCAAAGAATTTTGGGAATTGTCTAAAAATCTTGGTTCAGACGAAGAAGATGATGTATACAATCCAGGTGATTATAAATCAAAGAAAGGTCCTAAAATTAACGTAAAAAAAACGAAGTGGTAAAAAAATATATTCTACTTATAATGATAAATATTTTTCATTATTTGTTAGATTTTGTTCTACAAAATAAGGTGTATTATTTATTTTATTTAT